AACTCTCTGTACTCATTAAAAGTTCTTATAAAGATCCAAGACCCTTTTGATATGGTCTGGGAACGCTACGTTATCACGTTGGCTTGAAGAACTGTTATTTTGTATACTTGCTCCCTGCATTGTCTGGCGAGCTTTGTGCTCGTCTTTCATATAGTACGTAATTAAATCAACAACTGCTAACTGTAGATCGGCAGGACATTCTGAATACCCTGCTTTGTAAGTAATCTTTACGGCACCAGGGCCTGTAGGCCATGCCTTCTTTGCTCCAGCAGTAGTTACTCTGTAGACACTGTCTGTGCTTAAATCTACATAGTACTCAGTAACAGGAACAGTAGTATACGCGGAAGAAAAGTCTGTTTTTTCTTCTACAGTAACAACCTGTACGATAGGGCTTTCTGTTAACTGAACCAAGTTTGTAGACCAGTTTATACTAAAGTCTTCTACTTTATTTGAAGAGTAGTAATCTACTATGCTGTTTCCACAGTAAGTTTTTACTAATGCACTCACAGCGGCAATCAAGGAATTGATGCGAGCATCTTCCTTTGTACTTTGGATATTCTCCGAAGTTTTGTATTCATCTATTGTAATCAAATTTGCCATTTATAAGTCCATTAGTAAAAACTTAGGGGAGATAAACTCCCCCTCGTTTTTATACCTTTTAAGTATTAGCTATCAGTACGAATCAGTTTAACAACAGATACATCGGTAGTACCGTTGTTGGCACGTAGCTGGTTGAAGCCAAGAGACTGGCTAGCAACGATTACGTTACGCTGGTTCATTACTTCGTAGTCCTGCTCTACAGTTACACCGCGGAGACGTGGGATTACGTGGTTACGTACGTTAACACAGTAGCCTACAGAAGCAGTGTTGGCTTCAGTTTCTAACTGGTCAGATACGATTACTGGAGTGCCATAAATAGCACCAACAGTACCTGTAATCTTAGTAGCGATGTCAGAACCTACGTCAGTGATGTCAGCAAAAGCTGGATCAGCAAGTAGATCATAGTAGCGAGCCTGAGATACGACATAAACGAGGTCAGAAGGCATCATGCCATACTTACCCATCAACTTACGACCAGCAAGGAACTCAGCAGCAGTAACTGCAACATCAGCACTACCAGTAGAGTTAAGAACAGCAACGCTGTTAGAACCTGCAAGAGCTTCCAAGCCGTTAAAGCCTTCGTCGCCGCCAGCAGTACCGTTGATGATTGCATTGTCTACAGCGCGAGCGTGAGCACGAGCAACAGAGTCAATCAACATAGGCATCAAGTTAACGAGTACTTCTTCATCAACATTGTTGTCCATGAAAGTAGTAGAAACCAGACGGTTAGCTTTCAGAATTACCTGAGCAGCGTTATACTGGTTACCAGTTACCTGAGGACGGTTAGTCAAGTTACCAGCGGCAGCAGTGTTAGCGCCCCAAGTAGCTGGAAGTGCGTCGGTCTGAATTGGCAGTACTTGAGTCTGTGAGTTAATAGTAATCTCACGGAAAGCCTGGGCCAACTTCAGTTCTTGCATGATTTCTTTCTCGATTTGAGTAGAAACGCCTTGAGCGATGTCACCAGCATTAGCTGCATAGTTTACGCCTGCTTTCTCAAACAAATCCTGAGAGTAAGAAGTATCCCAGCCTTTGCCAGTCATTACGCCCAGCATGTGGCCAGTCATAAACTCTTTAGCAAACTTGCTCAGATCGCCTTGTGAACGGTCAGAGAAAGACTTCTTGCTGTTCTGCATAGCAGTAATTTCAGCAGACTTCTCTTCGAGGTCTTTGCTATACTTAGCAATAACTTCTTCAAACTTAGCGTCTTTTTCGTTAAGCTGCTTCTGTACGTCAGCCATAAGAGCTTCAACGCCAGTTTGTACGCCCGCTTTAACACGGATTGATTCGGCTTCGAGAGCCTGAGCTTTTTCAACTTCTGCTTCGGCTGATGCCTTTGCTTCTGCTACTTCAGCTGCTTTTTGCTCGGCTTGCTTCATAGCAATCTTAGCAGCTGTATCTTCAGCTACCTTCTTTGCAAAAGCTTCCAAGTCGATGTTTTGATTATCCATCTTGATCTCCTGATCTGCGGATTTAATTTCCGCGCTTTGAGGTGTGTCACTAGCTATTCCCGAAGTAATAACTTCATCCTTAGCCAGAGACTGACCTGCTAGATCTACACGATTTGTGAAAGTTTTTTTGAATTCTTCGTACTCCGCAGTGGAGTCAAAAGACTTCGCGAGCGAAAAAGTAGCTGATTGATTGCAAGGTACGGAAACAACCGATACCTCAAATAACTCAGCGTCCTTAATCATTAGTCCGTCGGTTTCCTTAATATAATCAGCATCCTTGACTCGGAAACCTACGGAAAAGGCCCCAAGAACACCGTCTTTTACTAGCTCTGCAACATTAGCAGGTGCTGACTTGCTAATCTTACATTCTAATTCCAAACCATCAGGGCCAGCTTTTAGACCTGTAGCTCGACCAATTGGCTTGTCATAGTCATGATTAAACAAGATAATTGGATTCTTTTCAAAGTTCTTTAGTCCACCTTTTTGCCAAGCTTCTGCTGAGATGGAGTCACCCGCGCGATCAAAGTCAGCTGTACTTGCGAAGCCACGAATCATTACAGAACCATCGTCCTGTGCGTGAGTCTTGAAAGTAGACGTAAGATTAAAGATTTTATTCATATCTTAATCCTTTTTTACTGCCGGTTTAACAGCAGGCTTGACCGCAGCCTTTTTTGGAGCAGGCTTTGGTGCTTTGGGGGTAACAGGCTTGGGCTTTGGCTCAGGCTTTGGCGCTGAGAGCTCAGGATAGTTACTTTTAAGAGCATGGAGTAAATACTTCCATGCTTTAAAACTTCTTTTAATAGTTATAACACAACAAGCATTACGGCCTACAATGGCCATGTACTCCTTCTGTCCAATGTCAAGAGGTAGTCCAAAATCTTTAAAATGTTGGTACGCTTTTTCTAGTACTGCTTTTCTTTGGCGAACTGCCATTTATTCTTCTCCTTCTTCTGGTGGGCGACCGCCCTCATCTGGGTTAGTGGCAGAGCCTGCGATATTTGCAGGAACGCGTATTTCTTCTGTACCTTCTATAGGCTCGAAGCCTAAGCGATCTCTCGCTTCTGCTGCAGTGATAATACCGCCATTTACTAGTGAAGTATAATAAGCAGAAGAGTCACGTAATTCTGGCTGTAGAGCAGGGATATTAGTAATATCCTCACTTAACTCAAAACCAAAATATCTTTCGAGTCCATAATTAATTTTTCGAACTATAGGAAGTATAGTCTCCAAATAATATAGTCGCATATTTGGGCGAATGTTAGCGTTATTACCAGAATCCATCAAAATTGGAGGGATTCCGAGTGCCTTTAAAATAATCTTTTCGTTTTCTGAAATTGCAGATTGAAAATCTAATTCTTTAAAATTTACATTTGAGATCTTATCGACCTCGATTCCGCCATCTAAGATAAGTGGACGTTTTCCACCCGCATCTGGACGGTATCTTTCTTGCCAAGAAACCATCATTCGTTCTTTGATTTTCTCAGAAAGTGTATTTGGTGACTTAAGTACTAAACCTGGAACTGCTCCGTTTTTAAAGAAGTTATCCTGAAAGTCTCTCATTCTTTTCATCAAAACCATAGTACGTAGTGCAGGCTTTAGACGAGGAACTCCACGATAGATAGAGTGAAAGGAGTTTTCTTTGATATGAATAATTTCATTAGGACTAAAAGTAGTATCAAACATTGTGAACTTTTCAATGTAAGTTTCTTTGTCCGAGTGAATCTTTACGTCCGTAGCTGGTAAATGATAAAGATGTGCACCGTCAAAGTACATAAAGATATTACCATCGAGTAAGAAATCAGTAATAAGGTTACGCTTAAAAGTGTTTATGTCCTGAAAAGGGTTGGGAGACTTGTTAAGAATGTTGTCTACTTTAGAAGCCTTAATTCCAGGAACTACGCCTCGAAAAGCGTTGTCTCGTGAAACAAGAGTATGAATTTCTGCTACGTCATCAACGATCATATTTACGCCGCGATTAACGATTTCTAGATCTTCATAAGCTCTTTCATAGCTTAGAGTTGATTCTCTTGAAGACTCTGTAGTGCCTCCGCCAATATTGTATTGTGCAGGGTTCAGCTTCTCTTCAAGATCTACGGATTTTGCTCCAAAAATGTTATTATACCAAGCCATGTTTTTCTCTTTGAATCTGTACCCAGCGCATTTGTTTCTTTGCAGTTCCTAGCGCAGGATCTTTACCGTAAATTGAATGAAGCTTTAAATGGTGAGTATGACACAGTGTAACTGTGTGGTCATATAGCTCAGCATGATGCTCTTCTATAAAGTCATCCCGAAGTGCTTGAATATACTCAGGATTGTGTTTGTTCTTTGTCAACCATTGATTTAACAAAGGTGTGAGACTGTAAAAATGGTGAAAGTCTAACTGCTCTGTCTCGTCACAAATCTTGCAAGAGGAACCCTTTTCATACTTGGACTTTGCCTTATCTCGTACATATTT